AGGCTAACTGCATCAGCTAATCCGTCAAGACCGCTGTTGATGCTAAACATCACTTGATTTTCTGCCCACGCTTTCTGTGCGTAAGGACAAGGCGGCATGCCATTTAATTTTTCATTCGGAACCTCTAAGAAATCCTTAGACCATTTCCGGATACTAGCTTCTACGGGATGCACGAGTTTTTTTCTTCTGCTGTTCGATAAACTTGCGGTATATACTAGCCGCCGAAGTCTTTCCCGCTGCTCTAGCTCGTTGTTCCATAGCAATAGCAGCTTGTGTCTTGTGAGCGTGACTTCGGCCTGACGCTTTAATTTTACGGACGGACGCCTCTGCATCTTTAGAGGTAGCAAACTTTAAGCCCTTTATAGTGCCTTTCGGGTTCTCATCAGTGTAAAGGTCGCTGTGTTTTTTACTTCTTGCCGGCTGACCTTTTTTACGTGGTACTCTAGGCGCCACGGGTCTTTTTCTCATCCTTCATAGCCTTTTCAATAGCGCGACCACGAGCTTTCTCATATGACGATAAAGTACCGTCTTTGTCTAAATCAGCTTTGTCAGGATTCATAAGATTAGCCCCTGCCATCATACGTGGCACATTAGTTGGCAACTCCATGATATGTTTTTTAGTTGTGGTGCCACCCTTTTTACGTTTAGATAATATTTCTCTACCTTTTTCTACATCTGCTTTCTTGGCATCTTTGCGTAATTTCTGTTTGGTCTCTTTATCTTTCGGGCCCATTCTTTCGTTATGGCTTTTGCGAGCTTTTTTCTCTTCCTTGCCCTCATCTGTTCTTAAAAATGCCTGACGTGCTTTACCTGGAGCAATATCAACACCACCTTTGTCTTTACGTTTAACGCTTTCTATGTAATCACTTACTGCCATTATTTTCTCCGTTTTTGTGAGCTGTTGGTCGGTAGCTCCATAATATGTTTTTTGGGCATCCGTGTGCCACCATCGCGTTCACCCGACCCAGTTCTGTCTTTTAAATATGAATCTACATTTTCGAAACGTTCAGGGATTTGCATCCCTCTTTCGTTGTAATAACCTCGCATATTTTCAACATATGCTTTATGAAAACGTTTTGGAGTTTTATCACCGTCCTCATTAACTAGAGGATATTCGTCAGTTGCATAGTATTTAAATTTTTTTTCGTCGTCACCGCCAATCAACTTCCTAAGTTGTTGAACGGCTCCTACTCTGCCTGTTTGCTCAAAAAGACTTTTTTTTACAGCCATCAGAACTCTCCAGATTTCATGGCATCAGACAATTTACTAGCACGTCGGCCCACCTGTCGGGCCCACTTCGAGTCCATCATTTCATAAGATGCAGCCTCAAAGTTGTTATTTTCTATGGCGTTCCACATCTTCTTAAACTTACAGAGTCGTGGGACACCCATATTAAACGCCATGTCCATTAAAATTAGCTGGCGCACCCCATCTAGCTCTTCGACGCACGTGTGCACTCTACACAGTTCATCTTCAACAATCTTAATATCATTCATAGCCAAGAAGCGAGCATCTGCCTCTGTGATACCATGTTGGTAAATGGCATCCATATTTGGTATGTCCATGTAATCTAATTCTTCTTTACTAATACCACGGTCTTTAAGATTACGTCCAATACCGATGGTATCAATGCCTAGAGTGTCTTTATATACATTAAGCACCATGCCTTCGTGCTCAATAAGTTTGTCTAAGAAATGAGAAGTATTATATTTCATGAGTTTTTACCAAACTTTTCCATTAATTTATCTATGTGAATTCTAGGTCTGGTTATGTCCATATATTCATCGTACATACCCTCTATGGCATATTCGATAAGCGTGCCAATATCCCACGTATATACATAATTCTCTACAGCGTCCATAATGTCTTCTTCTGCGTAAACTTTTTTACCCTTTGGGGCGCCTGCACTATTTTCCATTTTAAATATAGACATTATATTTCCATGGCTCCTACAATACCACATTTATATTCAACAGATGCCCAAGAGCCATCTTTTGGAATGTCTTCATAAATTTGTTTGTATCTTAAACACTCATTTTCTTTATCGAACCACTGAATAGTTTGATTAAAACACTTACCATCAGCAGTGCATATGGTCAGCACTAATGACCAAATGATTACATTCATTTATTCTCATGTCCCATCCATACAGCAAACGCCCCCGTCATTGCACCTACAACCGTCGATACAAACGCAGCCTGCTGAGTCGTTGCATCTGCACCTAGATTCATGAACCACTGAACCACTTGGTAGCTCATCACCGTCATTGATAACATCATCAGTCTCGGGAGTATTTTCCATGCCAAAAATTTTTCCATTGTTAATTTTGGCACGATTTATCTCCGCTTGCTCTGGTGTGGTCAGGTCGTGCATATGCCACATTTTCATTTTTTACCGAAAAACTTTGTCGCGCTTCTGACCCCAAAGCTTGCAGCAACAATAACGCCCAAGCTGTACTGGTACCATTGAGGCATTTGCTCCAGCTGTTGAAATCCATTTGCTACTACATCTTCCATCCCAGGTATGAATGCGAGAATCAATGGGATGCTAAACAAAATTACAAGCCACTCGTCTTTCCACGACGATGCGGAGCTACGAGCCATTTCTAAATCCCAGTCAATCTCGCCGGTAGCTTTCTTCTGCATAACTACGGCTTCGGCCTCAGCTTTCGCTACATCGGCCTTGACTCTTGCTTTAGTCTTCTCGACACGTCCTTCCAGCCACGTGCCTGCTATATTTGCTATTGGGCCTATCAGGGCTGTTAGCATTTCCAGCGTCTCCGTGCTTGTCTCAAACGGCTGTTGGGATTCTTAGCCGCTTTAGGAAACTTCTTCATCTGACCGGCAGAACGCGCACAGAACGACTTACGACGTTTGGCAGCTTTGCTCCCCGGTTTTACTTTGCCGGTTACAGCCGTCTTCAGCTTAGAACCTGGGTTCATTCTACGGTATGCTTTTACACCTGCTTCAGTCATCCCTGCTCCAGACTTAGTAGAGCGGAAATTCTTTTTATTACGGCTCGGCATTCTGTCTGGCTTGCGTTTAGGTGCCATTATGTTTTAAGCTCTTCTACAGGTTTGGAAATTTCAGGAGGTTCGTTAAACATCAAAGTCATAGGCCCACATGAAGCAGACCAATCGATAATTTCACCGCTGTCCAACTTCGGAACATGCATCTGCAATACAGCTTCTTCTGTAGGACACTCAATGACATTTTCTGCATAGCTTTTAAAAGTGCCATCTGGCATGACTATTACAGATAAAAATACATAAAAGGTTATGGGAATCATCGTTTTTTCTTTACTGTTTGCGCGGCGCGTTTAAAATTAGCTTTGGTTGGCGCACCTCTGCTTCCGGGTCTGCGCATCTTTTCTCCGCTGCCTGCTTTTATTCTTCGCTTCTTGGCAGCAATGTTGGCATATAGTCCTGGTCTACCCATAACGTCCCTCATGAAAATGGGACGGAACTCAACGTTGGCAAAATTCCGTCCCGTTGCGCCCTTGAGTGGCTATAGCGAACCCCGCAGGAATAAGTACAGCATCAAGTCGTGTTGGCAGGCGGGGTTAGCCCCCATCGTACGGCAACATGTCCTCAGCAACCAACGCTTTTTCAACATCCTCAACGCTAAAGGTCTTACCGGTACGTTCTTCTAGTGCAGCCCTGACGTAATATACGTGGTGACTTGGGACATGCACTTTATACTGTCCATATGTTTCATATTCAGCACACAGTTGCTCTAGTTTTGAGCCGTATTGTCGCTTTTTCACCATTGTATATATATTGTACCATATTTTTCTTGATTTGTGAAGGTATTTGTGCTTGACAGTCCGCGCATAGCAGTGCTGGCTAATTAATTTTAGCCCTAAATGCATTTTCCCTCTTGACACGGGGGTAAAAAGCATGGTATAAATTCTTGTTTTTCTTTTTTCCCTTTTTTTCTTTTTCGGTAACACCTTAAGTTTATGGCCGAGATAGAAAAATGAAAAGAAATAGAAGAAAACAATCTTATAAGTCTCCTGTATACTGCTGGAATAGTTATTGGGAGATAAAATATGAAGATAAAAGCACAGATAATTCCGAAAATAAAACCCCTAAACCCATACATACGCTCATTGTGGGACAAAAAATACAAAATAATAATAAATAAAAAGAAAAAAATACCGAGAAAACAAAAATACAGAAATAAAATAGATATATTAGCATAGCTAGCTGCGGCTGGCTTTTTTTGTGCCTAAATTCTGACAGAGGGGCATGCTTGTGTACATGGGCGCCGACTGGTTTAAGGTTGTATTTTCCCAATCTCGGGTCGAACACGTATACAGGTAACTGGTAACGCCCCCATGGCCCATGCGTACCCGTCGTGCAGTCACTCGTAAACCGTTGATTTTATTAGGTTTTTTCTAAGTTGAAACAAAGTTGCGCAGCTGGGTAATATTATTTCGTCTGCCAGGTCGCCAGCGCAATATTCTTAGGGCATCGCCAGCTATAAAGTGGTGCAATAAATGGTGCAGGCATGGCTTGGCGTGTCTCCTATCCCT